AAGTATTGGCCCCGATCAGGGTCGAAGTTTAAACCGAGCTCTTCGTAATAGGGGTCGCGGTTTGGATCATCAAAGATGTCTACGCCACCACCATTGGCATAGCCCTTGAAGAACGGGCTTTCACCTGACTCAAGAAACGGCCTCGCGTGTTCTACAGCTTTTTGTTGAATACTTCGTGGGATAGGGTCAATGCCAACGCGAATATTCCTAAGCATCTCTATCTCAGACTCGTTGAGCGTAGGAACCATCGCAGGTATTTCGACCTCACGACCATCTATCTCAACGCCAATAGACAATTCAGTCATCGTCTTGCCGTCATTTTTGTTTGTCACGGGGCCAAGGTAGCCCTGATCAGACTTGATCGAACCATCGCGGCGGAACATGTCGGCTGGGATGTCCTGTTCTTCAAAAATATCGATACTGTCTACGCCACCACCACTGGCAAACTGGTTCATGACGCTGGCGCGGTTCTCAGGGTTAACACCAGAAGAGATGTAGGCTTCATTCATACCTTCTACCTTTTGCCTACCGGGATAGGCGGACTGTGGCGCAAGGTTGGTGGGATATCTGCCAAACTCGTTTTTAAGATAATCGTATGCTTCGCCAACACCCTTTTCCCTAACCAAATAATCAAATATCTCTTTAGACTCAGCTAAGGTTTCAGGTGGAATGTCTGTTACACGTAGTATAGAGCTTATCTCTGGGCTCTGGAGTACCTGCAAAAAAACACCATCTATGCCTCTGGTGCCAGTCATGGAAACATCTTCAGTCGAACCGTCAGCGTAGCGCATTGACTCACTGATGTTCCCGGAAGGCATACCGTACATCATGGGTTCGTTAATTATTTCTTGAGCATCTGGCTTGTACTGGTTAGCCAGCATTGATCGAGTGTCACCAAAAATATCAATATTATCTATGCCAGCCATTACGCAGCCTCTCGTTGGGACTCAAAGCCCACTTTTAAAATTTCTAGCCACTCATCAAGAGTAACCACCGCTGTCCTAGAGTTATCACGCGGCATATTTTCGTTTATCGCATAAAGCGGCAAACATACCCGGATAGCTTTATTATTGAATTTATAAATCAATATAGGCGTTCGATCACCGCAAGCCGCGCAAACTTGATCCCACCACGAAGGTGAGTACCACCAACCCGACTTATACGCCTTGCACTCAAGCGCGTGGCCCGGTATCTCAATGTCACACAAGTCCTTCGCCTGATACTGGTCCAGATTACGCTTACACTGGAAACCAAGGCCACTGGCCTCAGCGAAGACGTTAATGCGTTTTACGATGTCGCGCTCGAATGACGCGCCTTTATTTCTTGAATCTGCCATATCAGAACTATATGCGATTGTGATAGAAATGAACACGCTATGATCAACAACACATAGCTTTTCGGGACTCCTAAGTCTTTCCTCACAATGCGTAACCTTCTCCGCGCAAAGTGTCTTAGGAGTCCCGTCTTTTTCTGCGACCCCAGAGACCCAAATTTTTTACCCCCCCATATGCAAAATCTGCGAAGTTTGCGAAATTGGTTGTGCAACTTTGTATACAAAAGAGTGCCGGGGGAAAAAGGAATACGCCATCTAATTTTTTAGGTTATTGAGTGTACCAAACTCAGCTATAGCAATGCGCGACTGCGCGAGCGGCTCAAGGGGTGTGCGGTCGCAAAAAAAAATTTGATTTGAGGCTTTTTTTCCAAACCCATAGAGACCCATAAACCATAGTCTGTAACGCGCTTAGAGGGAGATTCTGGCGCTCTGAGGCGCAATGTGGGCCAATGACCGGGCACCCGCAGCCGTTGGTGATCCCCGTGCTCACGGGGTTGAGCTGATGCTGTTTAAAACCGAGCCCAAACCTATCAAAAAACGCAATCCGATAGGCCAAATCTATCGATCTGGATTTTTCTGGGATTTTTGGGGGGCTGGGACGGGCGACCCCTCCCGCCCAGTCCCTAGCGCCACTTAGGCCACGGCGAGCTGCTTACAAGTCCTTCGGATCGAAGTCGTCCTTCACGCCGAGTAGCTCGCTGATTCTGCTCTTGATATCGTCCTTGGTCATGCGGTCGATGTTGGCATTGATGTTGAGGTTCTGAGACCTGTGAACCGTAAGGCCAGCGAGTTGGTTCAGCTCTTTGACTGCGGATACTGCTGCGTTATACGCTCCCGTCTCGAAGGCGGTTTCAGCTATGTTCCATAGCATAGATCCAGTTTTTTCTGGTGTGATTGCATATTTTTCACGGAGCTCGTCTTGTTTGATCCTGACTGCTCGCGTGACATTGGTATGGGTCTTACCGTCCAGCATCTTCGATGCGGCTGCTGATGGGAAGCTGAAGCCTGCTCTCCGAGCGGCCTCTGTTTGTCCACAAGCACCTTCGGTGTAGTGCCACACGAATGCCGCTTGCATGTCTGTGATGTCTAGTTCGGGATCTGCCTCGAACTGGACTGGCACGTTGGTGAGCTTTGGTCGCTCCTTCTTTGGCCTGCCTCGCTTTACTTTATCTTCTTCCATACGTCCTCCGATCTCCGATCACCTACGCGCTTCGCGCTCTCAAGCCGTGCAGGTTATGATAATTCATTGTGCAAACTGTTACAAAAACAGGGTACAGGGTAGGGTATAGTGGCCTTCATACTATGGGTCTAAATATAAGGCTTATAAACAGTATCATTTATAACTTTATAAACAATAATCCTAAATGTTTTGATTACCTTACCCTACCTACTACTCTAATAATATTGTTGTAATTCAATCACTTAGCAATCCAGCGCACAGGGTACAGTGTACAGCTACGGGGATTTGAAGTTTATAAGGCCATTTTACAAGTAGCTTTATAAACCTTTGCAGTTTTGTGTACTTAGCCCAAAAAAGGGCAAATGCCACCCTGCCCTACCTTATGCCTACCTGTCAGTCACTCCACCTTGGCGGCTTAATCGCGCCATCCAGATCAATCACTGGCTCCCAGTTCAGGTCGTATATCTTCCTGCCATTGGTCTGTCGTGGTTCAACACCGTGCTCTGCAAGCACACGACTGGCCTCCTTGAAGTCTGGCATCCGAGGGTTAGCTATCCCAAGGTCTCTCAGTAACTGCGTCATCTGAACTGGTTTAGTGAGCTGGCTGTCGAACTTAACCTGCTGCAACAAAAGGTCTTCGACCGCGCTCTGGGTGCGCGACATCTCGTTACTGCCTTGTAGCAGCTCGCGCTGCTCCTCGTTAAGAAACCAGTGTTCCCCGGTATCAAACATGGTTTCCTTAACCTCTGCCCAAACCTGCTGCATGTCCAAACCATGCTGGTAATCAATAGCCGCAACCCGCACAACCCAAAACCTTCGGTTACCCGTCGAGTCCACCAAGAACTCACGTTCATTCACGCTGCCATAGAACGCAGTACGCCGCTGGTAGCGACTGAACGACCGATCATAGGGTAGGCGAAGTTCATCGGTAGACTTAGTCAAGAACGCCTTTAACTGGTCAATATCCGCACGTTTAAACGTACTGCCCAGCTCACCAAGCTCACAGATCCAGTGGCTAACGCACTGCTTTACACTGTCCTTGTCAGATGGGTTTAACGTAGCGCCTTCCAGTAACCACTCAGGGTCTGGGGCCAACGTCTTCATCCACCGGGTCTTACCCAGCGCCTGCTTGCCCACAAACACCAAGATACCCTCAAGGTTTGCGCCCTCATCGCCACAAGCCGCAGCAACACAGCCCAGCAGCCACTTCTTCATTAAAATCTCTTTGAGAGTGTTGTCCTCGGCCTCAATCGTATCGAGCAGCGCCTGTAACCTCGGCTCCTTGTCCCAAGGTCGCTCGGAAATCCACTCCTTCACCGGGTTATGCTCCCGCGCCAACAGCTTTAGGTTAAACCTGAGCCGCTCGTGCGGGACATCTAGCTGGATACAGCGGTCCTCCAGCTCAGTGATGCTGGCATCCTCCTCCAGATCCTTGATGAAGTTCATGTTGGGTATGTAGATGTCCATGCGCTTTTTGATGGTGTTGTACGCCACGTCTACATGGTTAACCATCAGGACACCCCGGTGATTCTCTTTGGTGTGCATGATCTTGCCAGTGCCGTCTTTGCCACCACGGGTAAAGTCAAACTCGGCAGGCACATTGACCTGCTGTAACACAGGCATGACCTCGCCCTCGACGACCCGTGCATGGTCGTTGTAATCACCCACGCTCTGGGGCATCAACACCTTTGCCTGTCCGCCAAGGGAGATTATTGACTGCGCCGCTCGTACTGCGTACTTCTCACCCGTCTTACTGTCATCAAAGTCTGCAATGATGACGTGCTCTGCCTCACTGTAGTGCTCAAACATAGCCCCAGCCACGGGCACCAAGTTGCCTGCGTCCACTGCGACAACCACCGGCTGACCCATGTTTGCGTAATAACTCGCGGCAGTGGCGTAGCCCTCGGCATAGTTTATGACCGGGGCATCCCCTAACTGGTCCCAGCCAATGACATAAAATCCGCCCTTCTTCCTACCGCCGCGCAGGAACCGCTTGTTGCCATCGTCGTCAATAAACTGGAGGGTTTGAATCGTGCGCTCTATGTTATGCAAGGGCATAACCAACGTGTCTTTGTGCTGGCGCAGGTCGTAACTTTTCACGCCTTTGCGACTTAGGTAGGGGTGATCTGATATCGGGTTACACTGATCCCAGATAGATTGTGCGCGTTTAGATGCCTTCAGGTACTCGACCTCAGCGGCCTGCCTATAAATTTCTTTGCTGCGCTCGATCTCCGCAACCTGTTCAGGCGTAAGCTTGTAATCCCCTGACGCAGAAGTGTTCCATGTCGCTGTGGGCTCTTCTGTACTTTGCCGATAATCGCCGCAGCGCCCGAAGGGGCTCTCCTGATTGAACCAGCATTGATACCAGCCGACCATCTTGCGCTGACCGTCTACGTCCATAAAAGCGCGTCCAACCTTACCGTCCTCGACCAACCCTTTTTTTGGGTCTGGCTCTAATCCATTGCCCTGCAAGAACGCTAAAAAATCATCTCTAGCAGATCCACTGAGTGGCCTGCTCATATCTTTTTTTTGTTGATTTCCTACTTTAAGTGCCATTTTCCATTTGCTTCGTTGTTTGGGATGTGTACACTACTACAACTTTTTGCACATATACAAGGAAAACGATATGGCTTTAACAGCAAGTGCTGGTGATAGCGGCGACTCTCAGTTTGAGACAGTTCCACCCGGATCTTACAAGGCGGTCTGCTATCGGTTAATCGATGCAGGTACTGCGGAAGAAGAGTATCAAGGTGAAACCAACAAACGCCACCAACTATACATCTTCTGGGAACTGCCCGAGATGAAAACTTCAGACGACAGGCCAATGAGTATTTTTGCAGGCTACACGTTGTCTTTAAATGAGCGCAGCAATTTGTTCAGGGACGTGTGTGCTTGGAGAAACGCACCGTTCACCGATGAAGAGAAAACTGACTTTGACCTTACATCTCTGCTCGGCAAAGGCTGCAAACTTAACGTGGTTTTAAATTCCAACGGAAACGCCAAGGTTGCGTCACTGAACGCGATGCCTACCGCCTTTGATGAAGATGAGAAGTTACGAAACCTGCCTACTCACAACGAGCAAGAGGTTTTTGACTTAGAAGAGTATGTAAAAGAGTTTAGTGGTGAGTCTAATGAAGCGTCTAAAAAGATGTGCGACATGGTTGAAGACCTACCACGGTTTCTTCAGTGGCGCATAAACGGTTGCGATGAGGCCGGGAAGGATCAAGTGCCACCATGCTTTGAGCTTGCGGCTGCAATGACCAAGGGTCAGAAGAAAGCCCCCGGAACTAAGAAAGATGATCCTAAAGCATCTGATGATTTTGAAGACGACATACCATTCTAAGGAGAAACTATGGGAACTTACTATAAAAGGAAATACAAGCCACGAGCGGGAACCAAACTTGATGAAGCTAGGTTGTACTTCATGGCGAACCCCGAAGCAACAGTTGACGATGCGGTGAATAATTTAAACGTGAGTAAGTCATACGCTCACAAAATTTACCGCCAGTATAGAAAAGCCTTCATCCAGCCGGTGCCCAGTAAGTGGGTCAGTGACTTACGGCAATCAAGCCGCTCAGTATCAGACGGCTCAACCGCCAGCTATTACACATTGCCTGATGGTGCGACTCAACTGCAAGACCTTATATCCCACAAGGATATGAACGCGCAGGTCGGTGAGATCTTCCGAGCGTGTTATCGGTACGGTGAGGCATCGCACAGCGACCAGTTGCGGGATGCGAACAAGATCATGTTCTACATCAAGTCAGAGGTGGAACGGCTGGAGAAGTTGACATGAAAACAACGCTTTCCTTTTTATTGGTCTTCAGCGTAGTGAGCTCAGGTGCTTGGGCATACCACAGTCATATGTGGACCAAGCTCACTGAAATCGATGGCTCCAACGGACAAACCGTGTGCCAGTGGAAGTGTGGAATTGGCAGTGACAAACACCACAAGACGACCAGTGGCTATGGCTACTGTCCACATCCGGGCTATTAGCATGGACTTTAAGGTAGGAATCTATGAAGACCTAGACTATCCAACTTATGCGTCGATACCAGCGTGGCGATCTCACGATCTGACAACGCTGATTAAAGACCCGTTTAGTTGGAAGCACAGCAAGGGCTTTACCGAGTCACCCGCACTTTTGGAGGGCCGTGTACAGCACACGGTCTTTCTGGAGCATCATAAGTTCCATGACGAGTTTGCCATTGATCCCGGCTTCGACCGCAGGACCAAGGTTGGCAAAGAAGAGTTTGCAGCGTGGCAGGAAGAGCTTGGCGACAAGACTCCGTGTACTCAAAAAATGTATGAAATCTGCATGGAGCGTCGTGAGTTGGTGTCTGATTACATTCCCAAGAATGAACACTCAGTTGAGCTTACGCTTTGCTTTGAGTGGCTTGGGCAACCATGTAAGGGCAAGTTAGATTGGTGGACCGGGACTGATATCTGGGACTACAAGAGTGCTCGTGATGCTTCACCGAGAGGCTTCAAGTCAGCGGTTAACTCTTACAAGTATTACCAGCAGGCAGCGTACTACTTGACGGCTGCACGTCAGTTAGACATGAGGGCTGATAAGTTTTACTTTTTGGCACAGGAAAAGGCTCACCCTTACCCTTACGCCGTGTACACCCTGAGTGACGAGGCGATTGAGTATGGTGCTGCCAAAAATGAACAGGCGCTGAAGATCGGACTGGACTGTCAACGTAAAAACGAATGGTTACCTTACAACCGTGATGGAGTGATCGAGTTTGGGATCGACGAACTTTACTAAGGAGGAGGCTAAACAAGAGCGGCAGTGGGCTGAGGATAAAAAGTACCACGCCGCACGGTCTGTTTGGATAAAACAAAGACATATGACCCCCAAGAGACGCATCACTTGGGCCAGATGGTTCGAGCGAATGTTCGGGGAACCACTAGAACAATACGCGCAGCGAATGGCTGATAAGAAGAGGAAATGAGTTTATTTTTAGAATCAATAAAAGTGCAGGAACGATTAGATTCCAACCCAAAACAACCAAGAGTGGTAGAGAGCCCCACCAAGAAGCCTGAGATAAGTGAGCAACTTGCTGGGGTAGTGTTACGGCACAGAAAGCGTGGGATGACCTACAAAGAAATTTCTAAAGACTTAAACCTTGCTTACCACACGGTTTACAATGTGTGTCGTAGGTCCAAACACGTCATGGATCAAGTAGAGCTAAATTAGACCAAGGGATTCCATCCCTGTTGCAGCGTTCCCGTCCGCTGGGTCGAAGGCGGGACTAACAAGACCAAGGGGGCACACCTATGCCTCCTGAAATGCGCGTTCCCGTCCGCGTGGTCGATGGCGGGGCTAATCAGTTCCTGTAGCTTAAAGAATAAAAGCGTCCTATTGGGAGATCGAGGTTCGAACCCTCGCAGGGACATCATTTAATAAGGAGTTAGGATGAACTTTAAAGAAGAAATTTATGAAAGCTGCTTGAGCATCGTGGATACCGCTAGGATTCTCAGAGAGCATCGCAACCTCGATATGGAGATGGCGGTTCAGATAGTCATAGCCGCTCGCAGAGAAGAGCAAAATGGAGGCTTATATCTTGAGGATGAGGACAGCTAGATGAAAGAGTTTTTTATGAAGATTTCAGCCACGAAAGAGGCGCAGGTCAGGGTCTATGGTGAGTCTGAACAGGCCGCTATCAAATCACTTACAAATGGTGGTGAGATGGATCTGTTGAGTATGTGGGGTGAGCCTCGCATTGAGGTCAATTACTGTCGGGAGGTTGATGAATCCAAGGCGTAAAAAAAGGGGCGTTAGCCCCTTTTCTCATTCATCAAATATTGACTCTTCTTCCTCGTACTCTTCTTCTGCTGGTGGCGGCGTTTGAGCCTTGTCGAAGATTCGCTGAAGCTTTTGCAGCCCGTGCTCGATCTCGCCAAACGATTGCAATACTTCAACGTCCAACCAACCGTTCCACTCGTCAACATGGGTCGCTGGGTTGAGGTAAGTGCCTTGGTCTGGGTAGAACTCAACCAATGCTTTTGCCACATCTTCGCTGTTCGCTATGTCTTCGATCTCAAGCTTAATTTGCTCTAATTGTTTTTGTATTTCTTCAAACATCATCTTCTTCCTTTTGTTGTAGTTTTCCAAGACCTTTCGGTTTCGGCTGGGAACTACCCAGCCTCATCAGTTGGAGTTAGCCGCTTATGCGGAAAGTGTCTTAGTCCACTTTTCAGCCTGATCAAGCACCGGGCCTTTGTTTTCTTCGATTAAGTTCAACATTTGTTCGATCAGGTATGCGGCTTTTACCTTGCGCCAGCACTCTTTGCCGCTCGGCAGTGTCATTTGATTCAAGCCAAAATTTTTGCCCGTAGCATGAAATTTGAAACCTTCTGAATATTTGTAACCCGAATATTTTATTCCATCTTCGTCCACAAACCATGCTGAAAAATTAACCGGCGTACCATCCAAAACTGCGCCAGTGTTTCGACCATCTGCGATTTTTATTAGTTTCAAAGTTTTAATACCCACCTCCAATTGCTTTTTTGTTTAGACGCCGCTGGCGTTTTTCGCGGTTCTTTTTCATAGCCTTTTCTTGTGAACGACTTAGGCTTCTAACTTCTTGTCTTACTTCTTTCATCACTACCTCTTTCCTTGTTAGCTCAATCAAGCGCACTCAGCGAATGCGCTTTGTTGAATCAACTAGATGTTGCGAAACTCCGCTGCCAGTAGCGCGTTGATCTCTCTGCGCTGCCCATCGTCGA